CCCGGAGCATGAGAAGCTGCTGTGGAACCTGCCCATTGCTGGCTCTGCGTTCAAGAAGGTCTACTACGATCCGAGCATCGGGCGTCAGGCAGCAGTGTTCATCCCCGCCGAGGACATCGTTGTGCCGTACGGCGCGTCCAGCATTGAGAAGGCTGAGCGGGTTACGCATGTGATGCGCAAGACTGAGAACGACATCGCCAAGCTGATGGAGGCTGGGTTCTACCGTGATGTTGAGCTTGGTGAGCCCACGCATCAGCTCGACGACATTGAGAAACAGAAGGCGGAAGAGACGGGTATGTCGGCCATTCAGGACGACAGGTACCGCATGCTGGAGATGCACGTCAACCTAAACCTCAAAGGGTACGAGCATAAGGACAAGAAGAAGCGTGATACAGGTATCGCTCTGCCGTACGTGGTGACCATTGAGAAGGGCACACGCAAGGTGCTGGCCATCCGACGCAATTGGTACGAGGGTGACAAGCTGCATATGAAGCGCAACCACTTCGTGCATTACCAGTACATCCCGGGCTTTGGCTTCTATGGCTACGGTCTGATCCACCTGATTGGTGGCTACGCCAAGAGCGCAACGATGCTGATTCGTCAGTTGGTGGACGCTGGCACGCTGTCAAACCTGCCCGGGGGTCTGAAGTCTCGCGGGCTGCGAGTCAAAGGTGACGACACTCCGATTGCTCCGGGTGAGTTCCGAGATGTGGACGTGCCATCTGGGTCGATCCGCGACAACATCTTGCCACTGCCGTACAAAGAACCGAGCCAAGTTCTCTACACACTGTTCAACCAGATTGTGACTGAGGGTAGGCAGTTCGCTTCTGCTGGCGACATGAGCGTCAGCGATATGAGTTCTCAAGCTCCAGTAGGCACTACCTTGGCGTTGCTTGAGCGGCAGTTAAAAGTAATGGGCGCTGTCCAAGCGCGTATGCACTTCTCGATGAAGCAGGAGTTCAAGCTCCTCAAAGTAATCATCGCAGACTATACGCCCGAAGAGTATGACTACGAGCCTGTGGACGGCTCGCGTATGGCTAAGAAGTCCGACTACGACATGGTCGATGTCATCCCGGTGAGTGATCCAAATGCTGCCACGATGGCGCAAAAGATCGTTCAGTATCAGGCGATCTTCCAGCTCGCGCAAGGTGCGCCTCAGTTGTATGACTTGCCTCTGCTACACAGGCAGATGATCGAGGTGCTGGGCATCAAGAACGCGGCCAAACTTGTGCCAATTGAAGATGACATGACGCCCACCGACCCAATTACGGAGAACCAGAACCTGCTGACTCAAAAGCCGGTCAGGGCGTTCATTGAGCAGAACCATCAAGCGCACATTCAAGTGCATATGAGCGCCATTCAGAACCCGAAGATTCAGCAGGCGATGCAGGGCAACCCGCAAGCGCAGCAGATTTTTGCGGCTGCTATGGCGCACATTAACGAGCACATTGCGATGGAGTACCGTCGTCAGATCGAAGAAGCTATGGGTATGGTGCTACCCGGAGAAGATGCCAACAAGGAGATCCCGCCGGAGATGGCCGATCAGATTGCCATCAAAGCGGCTCAGGCATCGCAGCAGTTGCTCCAGCGTGACCAGCAAGAGGCCGCGCAGAAGCAAGCCGAGCAGCAGATGAAAGACCCTGTGATCCAGATGCAGATGCAAGAGCTTCAGATCAAGATGAAAGACCTTGAACTCAAAGCGCAGAAGCAAGCCGCTGACGCAACAGCTAAAGCCGACCAGCTTGAGATTGAGATGGCTCGCATTGATGCGCAGAAAGAGATCGCTGCTATGCAGATTGCTGCCAAGCAAGAAAGTGATGGAGCCAAGCTTGGAGTAGATGTGGCTAAGTCCAAAGCTCAGATGGCTCAGTCACAAGTGCAAGCGCAGCGGCAGTATATACAGCAGATGCGGCAGAGACAGTCCCAACCACCTAAGAAGGAGAAAACGTGAACGATTCCATCCATGCGCTAGCGCATGTGCAAAAAGAGATTGAGAAACTCCGGCAAGAGCAGGTCGCGTATGTGGCCGCTAGCCGTGCTGACACGTTCGAGGAATACAAAAAAGTCTGCGGGGTAATCCGGGGTCTTAACCTTGCAGATTCCATTATCAATGACCTCGTGCAAAGGATGAACGATGAGTGAGTATGACGTGTCCGCAGTAGACCTTTCCGGCATTCTTAACAAGAGCGCCGAGGAGAAGGCCAAACAACTCCCTGACCCAAAGACGTATCACATGTTGTGTGTCGTTCCTGAGGCGATGGCGGAGTATGAAGACAGTGAGATTCTTAAGTCTGCACAAACCATGCACTATGAGGAGGTTTTGACCCCCGTGTTGTTTGTGGTCAAGCTTGGCCCTGACTGCTACAAGGATGTAACTCGCTTTCCGAGCGGGCCGTCTTGCAAAACCGGCGACTTTGTCGTTGTACGACCCAATTCAGGCACCCGCTTGAAGATTCATGGCCGAGAGTTCCGTATCATCAACGATGAGTCGGTTGAGGCTGTTGTTGAAGACCCGCGTGGGATTACCCGCGCTGCATAAGGAGTGACAAATGGCAACCAAATCGTTTGAAGAAGAGGTGTTTGAGTTTCCTGACGAGCAGGAAGCCAAGCAAAAGCTCAAGAAGGACAGCCCCGAAGACGAGCTTGCAGTAGATATCGAGGACGATACTCCCCCTGCTGACCGTGGGCGCAAACCAATGAAGGAACCCGTGGAAGACCCCACGGAGGACGAATTGGCCAACTATGACGACAAAGTCCAAGCGCGGATTAAGAAGTTCACTCGTGGGTACCACGATGAGCGCCGGGCCAAGGAAGAAGCCCTGCGCGAGCGCGAGGCTGCTGAGCAGTTTGCCAAGCAGGTGTTTGAGGAAAATAAGCGTCTCAAGCAACAGCTTTCTAACGGCAGCAAGGCGTATATTGCAACTTCTAAAACCGCCGCACAGGCAGAGCTGGAGTCAGCAAAAGACAAATACCGCAAGGCGTACGAGGCTGGCGATGCCGACGGTATTGTGTCTGCGCAAGAAGCCGTTGCTAAAGCTACGGTCAGGCTGGATAAAGCGGAAACGCTCAAGCCAATTGAGGTGGAAGAGAAAGAAGATTTCCGCCCTGCTAGGGCTGAACCTGCCGCACCTACAGTCAGCCCACGCACAAAACGGTGGCTAGATACCAACAGCGATTGGTTTGGTCCGGATGAAGAGATGACGTTGGCTGCAATGGGTATTGACAAGAAGTTGCAGCGGGAGTATGGTGTGGAATATGTAGGTACGGAAGAGTACTTTAAGACCGTTGACCGTACCATGCGAAAAAGATTTCCTGAGTACTTTGAAACTCAGAGCCAAGAGGAAGATGACCCGCCTCCAAGAAAGAGGTCAGTTCCGGTGGAAGAGGACGATGAGCCTCCACGCCGTGCTACAAAACCAGCAACTGTGGTGGCTCCGGCCTCTCGCAGTTCTTCGCCTAGTCGTGTGAAGCTAAAGGCTTCCGAGGCCAACCTTGCTCGTCGCCTCGGAGTACCTTTGGAGCAATACGCAAAACAGGTTGCTTTACTTAATAGAGGTGGATAATGGATGATTTGAGTCAACTTGACGCTCCCCAGCGCCAGAACCGCGCACCTCGTGCAATGGAGTCGCGTGAAAAAAACATGCGTCCCCAAGCGTGGCGTAATCCGGAAGCACTTCCTTCTCCTGACGACCGTCCGGGCTGGAAACATCGCTGGATTCGGTTGAGCATTATGGGCTCTGACGACCCCAAGAATATCTCTAGTAAGTTGCGCGAAGGATACGAACCCTGCAAAGCAGAGGAATATCCTGAGCTTATGTTGCCTGCCATTGACAATGGTCGCTTTAAAGGTGGCCTTGAAATTGGCGGGCTGTTGCTTTGCCGTATCCCTGAAGAGTTTCTAAAGCAGCGTATGCAGCACTTTGATGCTACGAACAAAGCTCAGATGGAATCGGTGGACAACGCCTATCTCAGTGAAAATGATCCTCGGATGAAGAAGTTCTCTGAACGAAGCACCAAGGTCACTTTCGGTTCTGGTTCATAAATTTTTAGGAGTCTTTCATGGCTTTTCCCACCGTTGACCGTCCTTACGGTCTAAAGCCGCTCAATCTGTATGGTGGTACACCCTTTGCAGGTGCTACTCGCCAATATCGGATTGCTTCGGCGTACAACACGAGCATCTTCTATGGTGACCCCATCGAGATGATTAACGATGGCACGATTATCAAATCTGCTATCACTACCGCCCGTGCAACTGTGACCACATCACAGATCATTGGTGTTTTCTTGGGCTGCTCTTACGTTAACGCGCAAGGTCAGACCATTTTTGCTCAGTACTTCCCAGCAAATACCACAGCCCCTACAGGTACATACATCACCGCTTATGTGTGTAATGACCCTGACACCCTGTTCAAAGCTGTGATTGCTACTGGTGCTACTCCCAACGATACTACTTCTGGCTTGTTGCCTTCCTCTACTACTGAATTTACCGTTATCGGTACTAACGTAGCGTTGGTGCAGAACTCTGGTGTTACCTCAACTGGCAATAGCCGTGTTGCGGTTGCATCGTCTGCAACCACTGGAACACTGCCCATGAACGTTGTTGACGTTGTCCAAGACACGTCTTATGTCAACAGTTCTGGCAACGTTGTGTTCCCCGAGGTCATCGTTCGTTGGAACTTTGAGATTCATACCACCACTATCGCTTCTGGCGTTTGATCTAAGGAGTAAATAAAAATGGCAATTTCACGCGCACAACTGCTGAAAGAGCTGCTCCCCGGTCTGAACGCCCTGTTCGGTATGGAGTACGCTCGCTACGGCGAAGAGCACAAGGAAATCTACGAGACCGAGACTTCCGAGCGTTCGTTTGAAGAGGAAACCAAACTGTCTGGCTTCTCCGCCGCTCCGGTGAAGAACGAGGGCAGCGCAATTGCCTACGACAACGCACAAGAGGCTTGGACCACTCGCTACACCCACGAAACCATTGCTCTGGGTTTCTCGATCACCGAAGAGGCGATTGAAGATAACCTGTACGACAGCTTGTCTGCTCGTTACACCAAAGCTCTGGCTCGTGCAATGTCCTACACCAAACAGGTGAAAGCTGCTGCTGTTTTGAACAACGGCTTCTCCAGTGCCTACCCCGGTGGCGATGGTGTTAGCCTGTTCAATGCCAATCACCCGCTGGTGTCTGGTGGCGTCAACAGCAACACTCCCGGTACTCAGGTTGACCTGAACGAGACTTCTTTGGAAGCCGCCGTTATTCAGATCGCTGCTTGGACCGACGAGCGTGGCTTGCTGATTGCTGCTAAGCCCAAGAAGATGATTGTCCCCCCGAGCCTGATGTTCGTTGCTAAGCGTCTGCTTGACACCGAGCTGCGGGTATCCACTGCTGATAACGATATCAACGCGATCAAGCAGATGGGTGCGATCCCCGAGGGCTACACCGTCAACCACTTCTTGACCGACACCAATGCATGGTTCCTGACCACTGACGTTCCCAACGGTATGAAGCACTTTGTGCGCACGCCGCTCCAGAACTCGATGGACGGCGACTTTGACACTGGCAACGTGCGCTACAAGGCCCGCGAGCGTTATTCGTTCGGCTGGTCTGACCCGCTGGGTATGTGGGGTACGTCAGGTTCGACCTGATGAATTGGACTGGGAGTTCCCGGTCGTCCACGGAAAAGGGGCCTTGCGCCCCTTTTTCTTTTCCTGTATATTGCTTGCATTCCGGGGTTTCCGGCGTTTCTGACAGTCCCGGCTGACGACAAGCAGACAGAGCGCCCACAGTTAACTCGCTTGTGAGGATCAAATGGCAAACACCACCTTCAGCGGCCCGGTTCGGTCGCAAAACGGCTTTCAAACCATCTCCATCAACGCAACCACTGGCGTTGTCACGACCGCTCCTGTTTCTATGGGCGTTTCTGGCATTGTTGCCACCCCGGTTGCTCTGGCTGACGCCAGCGCCACTTTGACCGCCGCAGCCAACGCTGGTGGCATGGTCAACCTCGTCCCTAACGGTACGCAGGACAACACCTACACGCTACCTGCACCTACTGCTGGCACTTCGTTTGTGTTTGTGTATGGCGGCGGCGCAGCAGATGCCACCGACTTCATCATCAACACTGGTTCAAACACTAACTTTTTTATTGGTGGTGTGGCTTTCCATGACA